CCCGTATGCGCTGATACCGTCAGCTCGGTTGATGCGTTGCTACCCAAAGGAGATAGACATGGTGTCTAAAACCCAAGGGGATGGGATCGATATCGGCCTGTCCCTCAAGGACTTGGCTTCCTATATCGATACCAACGTTCCGACATTTGGTGCGTACGGCCGTATGTATTCCGGCGTCACCAATATGCTGTCTATTGCCTGGTATGCGCACTACGGCGCTGATCCCCGAGTTGTTTTCGGATTCCCAGGTGATTCGCTTTTTCGCGAAGAGGTAACGTTCCCCGGTTTACCGGTTGAGCAGTTGCCCTACGATGCGCTAGCAGATTACGCCCGCTACAGTTTTCCCCTCGGGGAAGCGGTGCGTCAACTGTCCCCTTCGAAAGGGTCCAAGAACTTGGATAGAGAGCATCAAGCGGTCCACACTACTGTCCTCGGACAGGTACGCCCTCGTGGGTCGTCTTTGTATACGTATTCCCTTGGGCTACAGGGAAGCATAGCAGACCTTCCGGTCCGATACCCCGACCAGAATCCGTCTCTTTCGGACGCGTGTAAGACTTACGGTTTAGTGAATTACTCCTATCCCGCAACTGTCGGTCACGAAGTAGATCAAGGTTACATTCGCTGGGGCAGCTTGGATTTCCAACTGCTTGTCGAAGATTTGTCAGCAATGTGGTTTGATCGCCAACATTCATATTCGCCTGCGATTCCCCATACCGAAACCCAAGTAATTGGGAACGTCGCAAGCGGTGTATGGAATGGGTTTAAGATCCTTTCTTCCTCGAAAGGGAGGGTTGTATTTCAAAACTTCGAGACCCGAGGTACTGATCGCGAGATTCTTATCGTGACCTACGTCGACCTAAAGCTTTCGACGGCTGTAAGTCGTACGGGGGGTTTCTCTGACTACGGAACTGAATGCGGTACTTTATTCGCATCAGTCGAGTATGAGAGCCAGACCTACAATTGGACCAGCGGTTCAAGCGGTGAGTTTGATAATTGGACTAGATTCGGGGACGTCGCCCATGTGGCCGTTGACTCTGTCAGCGTACCGCCTCTTAGAATCTTAACCAAACCCTATTCATCGTCCCCTGATAGTCATCAGGAGCTGTTCTATCCGGGAAGTAAAACGCTTCATGCTTACCAGGATTTGGCGAGACGCGATCTTCATAACTTGCGTCCTTCTGTCATCCTGAGCCTAAAGGATGCGTTCTCCAACTTGCGGACTGCTGTCAACAACTGGGTCGAGATCATCGCTGAAATTAGCGAAGTTGCAGATCTCGTTCCCGTCGGTGAATTGGTAGCGGCCCTTGGGATCGGTGAAAATGAACTCATTGACAAAGCTGACGCGTTTTTGAATACTGCGCAGTTCAGTCAAGCGGGTTTCATCTCCTCTCTCCGCCTTGCGGCGAAATGGATTGCGGGGCTATTCCTCGCTTACTCGTTCGGACGACGTCCCCTCACTGGCACTATTGAAGATATGCCACGTGTGTTGGCTGCGTTAGCCGATAAACTGGAAGCGTCGTCGGACAGGAAGAAAACTTCCGGTGTCGCGACCTTTAAGAACCCCTTGGGTTGCGAGAGAAGTCCCAATAAACTCACCACACGCATCAGATTTTTTACTGCTGGTGTTGATGATGGGAATGTTGCTCACCTCTTTCGCCTTGATCGCGCGGGTCTTTTACCTACGTCTTCACGCCTCTGGGAAATAAAACAAGCTTCGTGGTTGATAGACATGTTTATCAACATGAAGGATCGCTTTGAATTCCTCGACGTGTATGCGCTCCTCTGCTTTATGGATGCTCACGATTTTGTGATATCTTATACCATAGATTATGAGCTGTCTTACGAGGAACTTCAGCGCCTGCGGTTGGAATCTGATTCCGCCGTGGTGGTCCGAGTCTACATACGAGAGATTTCTCGCTATATCCCAGCTCTTTGGGCGGCGAACAACATCGATTCTTTTGTGCCTGATAAGCCGAAGAATTGGTGGATCATTCTCGCATTGTTGATTCAGGCTATTGCCTAACCAGCTTTGCAAATCTTTGTCCACTTCTGCATGTTACGGCGAAAGGCCTATACAATGACAGACACCCTTTACATCGGTCGGGACCCGTCGATTTCGACGTTCGATCTCGAGATTTATCGTTTGGCATCCGCAAACTGGTCGTTCCAGTCCTCGCAGAGTACTCCGACTTCATCTTCGTCGGCGTACACCTACTCAGACGGAACCGACACTGCGGGACCCATTCGCGGGCGGGCTTTTAGCTCGGTCAACAAGGGACGTCGTACTATGCGCCGTGAGACGGATATGACGATGCTCTCGGTTGATGGCGACGGCAAGGTCTCGATTATCGGACCTGTTCTCGTCTCTTCCCAGTTGATCGTTCCCGTGCATCCGGACCTGACAGCAGCTCTGTGTCAGAAAGCCGATCAGATGCACTATGGCTCATCGTTCTTGACAGTGAGCTCCGGTCTGGCAGACCCCAGTGTCTGGCAGTTGCTACTTGATTTCAACACTAACATTTTCAAGTAGCACCCGTTGTTACCTGTCCAGGGCGCCCCGCTAAGGGACTGGGTCGTAGACCCAGAAGACTTAACCCTTCTTGTGGACGACGATGGAAACGACCTCAACGGTCGGCTCTTAGTCGCCACCTGGATAGGTCTCCTTCGTGATTCCCCCGTTGATTGTGGGAAAACCTTTCGCCAAGGCGTGAAGTTCTTCAACGCTGTGGTGGGAGACATGACGGAGACGATTCGTCGCTTCTCTGCCCTTGCAGACTCTTTAATGAGATCTGTAAGTTTAGAGGCCAGTGGTACTTTTAAGAAAAGCCTCCATCGCGAGTTTGCAAAGACTCCGATTTTCCGCGAGTACCTTTATTGGTACCGCTATGGAGATCCCGAAGCGTATGACTACATCTTGTCCTTTCTGCTTTATGCAAAAAAGGCTGAGTGGAAGAATCCAGCGTTAAAGGATGAGGCTATAGCCGCATGGCTAGCCACTGAACAGCATCTCGCGGAGAATGACCTACGGGAACACATCTTGACTGACCTATGTGAAATTCTAAGGCGTCAAGAGCTGGCCGTTGATCTCAACGACCTCCGTCCGAAGCACGGACCCGGAACGGTTGCGGAACCAGGAATCAAACGAACCTTTGAGAAAAATCTCAGTATCAGGTTCTCCCTGGCCGTCGACGACCTCTACAGAAAATCTGTAGAGCTTGATTCCCCATACTTTTCGCTTCTGTTTCCAAACGAAGCCGTGTGGGAAGAGGGTAGATATTCAGGATCGCATGCGTCTTCGCAGGTATCCGTACTTGAGATGGTCCCCAAAACAAGATTTCAAATGAGGACTATCTGTAAGGAGCCGGCTACTTTCCAATGGGCCCAACAGGGCGTCATGAATGCGATTGTTCGGGGTATCGGACGATCCAGATTATCTGGGTATATCGACATTTTCGACCAGAGTAAGAACCAAAAATCGGCTCTCTTAGGTAGTGAGAATTGTCAGTATTCCACACTGGATCTGAAAGGTGCCTCCGATTGTGTTTCAGCCAAGTTAGTGTGGGCGGTGTTCGCATGTGTCTCCGTTATTCGAGACATGTTGTTCGCAACGCGCACCAAGCTTGTCCGGCTCCCGGATGAGGAAGGAACTACTCTGGAGGTAGCTAAGTTCGCCCCTATGGGGTCGGCTTGCTGTTTTCCTATACAGAGTATCATATTCTTCCTGATAGCCCAACTTGCTGCACACCTGGACAGTCAGGGGTTGGATGTAAGAGAGTATATCCTTTCGGGGAAATGTGCCGTAACTGGGTACGTTTTACCACTGGATCTGCTGTCTTGCTTTTATGGCGATGATATGATCGTTAGCGATGAGCTAACCGCGACGGTTATAGCACTACTCACTGAGCTTGGCTTCTCCGTTAACATTCAGAAGAGTTTTTCTGGAAACCTCCTTTTCCGTGAATCCTGTGGTATCTATGCTCTTGAAGGCAAAGATGTCACCCCGATCCTTTTTAAGATCAAGGGCTTAACGGACAATAGCTACGAATCAATCGTGGCTCGCATCGAGCATTGTAACGCTCTATGGAAGAAGGGCTTCATGAACGCGCGGAACGTGGTCTTGCGTTCTATCGAACCGCGGTATTATGCCGTTGTCGATCCCGCTGAATCGCCGTACGCGAATTTCCCGTGGTCTGTACATGGCACCGAGGGTAATCCCCCCGGTCGTCGTACAAAACAGCTCGAAACCCATGTTCTGGGCATAAGAGTTGTTAGGCCTCGTGTCGAGTTTGAGCCATATCCGAGGAATGAGGACGCCCCGGATTGTATTTATCGTGAAACGCGTGATACTCGGAATGATTCCGAAGCGCGTTATCGATATGCTCTGTGGTTGAGTGATCCTTTCTCTACAATCGAGAAGGCATCCTACGCCAGTCCGACCGAGTATCAACACTCGGACCTGAGTTGGAAGTGGACACCACTCGGGTAAATAGTTGGTGAAGATAGGGGAC